AGATCCTAAAGATTATGTTTTAAAACCAAAAGATATTGAGTTCAAAGGCCCAGGATATAAATTTGATGGCACCTACGTTAAGATTGATGACGAGATAAGAAAGCTGGTTGCGGAGAAGGGCGTTGACGCATTTAAGGATGGTGGCCCTGCAAGCATTCAAGATCAATTAAATAAATTAAACGAAACTATATTGCCTATAGATACTTCTTCAGACGTAGGCTCTATTAAGCCAAATGATTTTAATTCTTTGCTTGAAGAAACAGGCATGACTCCAGTTGGTTCTGAAGGAGTGGAATCTATTATATTAGCTATGTCAATACGAGCTATGAATCCTTTGCAAAAAGCTCAAGCAATAAGAGCTTCAACAGCTCCTGTATTAAAAAAACTAAAATCTTTACACGAACAAAAACAAAAATATGTTGAAAACAATAGCGCAACCCAAGTTAATAAATACGCTGAAAGATTAAATAGATACAACAGAGATATTCAGTTGGCTGAAGATAAAATAAAAGATATTTCAAAAATGTATGATCCTAAAAATTACAATGCAGGTGGTCCTGTTAGTATAGATAATATGCTAGCTGCTTTATGAATCTAGCACATCTTTCTGATCAAGAGATCAAAGAAACCCTAGTTCTAAAAGAACGCTTAGAGTTGCTTGAAAAAAGAGAAGGCTGTCAAGAAACATTCTTAGATTTTATTGATCACATGTGGCCTGAGTTTATTTGCGGCCGTCACCATAAAATATTTGCACAAAAGTTAGAAGACGTTGCTAATGGTAAATGCAACAGATTAATTATTAACATGCCTCCTCGTCATACCAAGTCTGAGTTTTGTTCTACTTATTTTCCAGCTTGGATTATGGGTAAGCAACCTAAAAGAAAAATAATGCAGACAACTCATACAGGTGAGTTAGCCGTAAGGTTTGGTCGTAAAGTTCGTAACATGATGGATACAGACGAGTATCGTAGAATCTTTACAGAAGTAGAATTAAAAGCTGACAGTAAATCAGCTGGTCGTTGGGAGACTGACAAAGGGGGAGAATACTTTGCTGCGGGGGTAGGGGGAGCGATTACGGGTCGTGGTGCGGATCTACTTATAATTGATGACCCCCATTCAGAGCAAGACGCCTTGAGTCCTACGGCTATGGAAGCCTGCTGGGAATGGTACACCTCTGGACCTAGACAGCGTTTGCAGCCTGGAGGCGCAATCATCCTTGTGATGACTCGTTGGAGTTCAATAGATCTAACAGCAAAATTATTAGAACAGCAAAAAGAATCTTCTGCTGACCAATGGGACGTGGTTGAGTTCCCAGCAATATTTCCTGAAACAGATAATCCGTTATGGCCCGAGTTCTGGTCTATTGAAGAATTAAAAAAAGTAAAAGCATCTTTGCCAGTACAAAAGTGGAATGCACAATGGATGCAGACACCTACCTCTGAAGAAGGCTCAATTGTAAAAAGAGAATGGTGGAATGCTTGGGAAAGCGAAACCTTGCCCCCAGTAAGTTATATTATTCAAAGTTACGATACGGCTTTTAGTAAAAAAGAAACAGCAGACTATTCAGCTATCTCAACGTGGGGTGTGTTTAGACCTACGCCTGATTCTCCTGATTGCGTTATATTGTTAGATGCTCAGAAAGATCGCTGGGATTTTCCAGAATTAAAAAGAGTGGCTTACGAAGAATACCAATACTGGGAACCTGATATGGTATTAATTGAAGCAAAGGCTTCAGGTACTCCTTTAACTCATGAGCTAAGAAGGCTAGGCATACCTGTAGTTAATTATTCTCCAACCAGAGGGCATGATAAGTCTACAAGAATGCATTCAGTTGCACCTATTTTTGAGTCTGGTTTAGTTTATGCTCCAGAAAAAAAGTTTGCAGATGAAATGATAGAAGAATGTGCGTCATTTCCTTTTGGCAAAAATGATGACCTATGCGATACTATGACTCAAGCTTTGATGAGATTCAGAGAGGGTGGGCTAGTTTCTCTTGGTGATGACTATGAAGACAGAGAGAAAGCGCCAGTAAAGAGGGTATACTATTAAAATGATGTTAATATTTCTTACAGAATATGAGGAAGAAGGGACTTGTTTTGGTGGGCCTTTTATAGTGGCTCCTAACTGGGAAGAGGCAGAGAAACAAGCATCTCATTGTAACATTACTATTATCGGTAGTTTGTCTGAATCGCTTGTTGGGCCTGTAATAGAGAAAAAAGAAAGAGTACTACACTAATGGCAATAGACAAAGAAATTAATCCTACGGTTTTAAACGAAGAGAATCAAGTTCCGCTTGGTCAAGAAAACATGAGTATTGCTTTAGAAGCAATAAGAGATTCAGGAACTGACGGTTTTGAAATGCAAGAAGATGGCAGCGCTATTCTAGGCGAAACCATGACCGAAGAAGTTGAAACAGATTTTGATAGTAACTTAGCTGAAGTATTAGATGATCAAGAATTAAGAGTTATTTCTAATGAGTTAATAGCAGGAATAGAAAAAGATAAAGCTTCAAGAGAAGACTGGGAAAAAACATACAAAGACGGATTAGAGTATCTTGGTATGAGATTTGATGCTGAGAGATCCGAACCTTTTAAAGGTGCTTCAGGAGTTATTCACCCTTTATTAGGAGAAGCTGTAACAACATTTCAAGCTCAGGCTTACAAAGAACTTTTACCGTCAGGTGGCCCAGTTAAAACTCAAGTAATAGGTGCTTACGATTCTTTGGTAGAAGAACAAGCGCAAAGAGTTAAAGAGTTTATGAACTATCAAATTACTCACGTAATGGAAGAGTTTGATGAAGAGCTAGATCAATTGCTTTTTTATCTACCGTTAGCTGGATCTGCATTTAAGAAAGTCTATTATGATGAAAGCTTAGGAAGAGCAGTATCTAAGTTTATTGCTCCTGAAGATTTAATCGTTCCATATTACACAACCGATTTAGAGTCATGTCCTAGAATTACTAATGTTGTAAAAATTTCAGAAAACGAAGTTAGAAAATTACAAGCAGCAGGTTTTTACAGAAAAATAGATTTAGAAAGTGGCGAAAGCGCTAATGATTATAGTGGTGTCAAAGAAGAAATAGACAAGCTATCTGGAATGGAGCCATCCTATGATGACGGTGAAGTTTCACTTCTTTACGAAGTACATTGCAACTTAGAGCTTGAAGGCTTTGAGGACTTAGATGATGAGGGTGAGCCAACAGGAATTAAGCTGCCTTATATCGTTACGATAGATGCTAATTCAAATGAAATACTTTCTGTTAGAAGAAACTACAAAGAAGATGACGAGCTAAAAAATAAAATAGAATACTTTGTTCACTTTAAATTCTTACCAGGTTTAGGATTCTACGGCTTTGGTTTAACTCATATGATTGGTGGCTTGTCAAAAGCTTCAACATCTATCATGAGACAATTAATTGATGCTGGTACTTTAGCTAATTTACCTGCTGGTTTTAAGACCAGAGGTATTAGAATTAGAGACGAAGACACTCCAATACAACCAGGAGAATTTAGAGATGTAGATGCTCCAGGTGGATCGTTAAGAGATTCAATACAGCCACTACCATTTAAAGAGCCTAGTGGAACCTTGCTTCAGTTATTAAACATGTTGGTTAATTCAGGACAAAAGTTTGCATCTATTGCAGAAATTAATACAGGCCAAGGCAACCCAAATGCTCCAGTAGGAACTACGTTAGCTTTATTAGAAAGATCTACAAAAGTATTGTCTGCAATCCACAAAAGATTACACAACTCTCAAAAGAAAGAATTTAGAATTATGGCTAAAGTGTTCCAAGAATACTTGCCGCAAGAATATCCTTATGCAGTAGCAAATAACGAAACAACTATTAAGTTNTCTGATTTTGATGANAANGTAGATATCTTNCCTATATCTAATCCAGATATATTTAGTCAATCTCAAAGAATAGCTATGGCTCAAGAGATGATGCAGCTAGTGCAATCTAACCCACAAGTTCATGGACCTAACGGTACTTACGAAGCTTACAAAAGAATGTATGCAGCAATTGGTGTAGATAACGTTGATCAAATACTTACGCCGCCACCTCCTACAGATCCACTTCCACTTGAAGCTGGGTTTGAGAATAATCAATTGTTATTAGGTCAAACAGCTCAAGCGTTCCCACAACAAAATCATGATGCGCATATTTCAATTCACATGTCTTTGTTAAACACGCCTCCTGTTCAAATGAATGCTCAAGTACAAGCTTTGATACATTCACATATCATGCAACATTTACAAATGAAAGCAGACATTCTTGGTGAGCAACAAATGCCACCAGAAGTTATGCAACAGTTCCAACAGTTGCAACAACAAGCTCAACAAGGATCTCCAGAAGAAGCACAAAACTTATCTATTCAAGCAGGTGATCTATTAGCACAATTCTCATCTCCAATTCTTGCTGAGTTGTTAACAGAGTACAATCAAAAAGTTGCATCTCCTCAAGACGAAGATCCATTAGTAGCTATTAGAAAGCAAGAGCTTGCACTAAAAGGTCAAGAGCTATCTATAGAGCAACAACAATTCTTAGCTGCTGAACAAAGAAAAACTCAAGAAGCACAACAAAGAATGAATGTTGACAGAGAAAGAATTGGCGCCCAGGAAGATATTGCTGAGTTAAGAGACGATACTGCAAGAGCCAGAATGGAGCAACAAGCTAGATTTAAAATAGCTGACATACAAAACAAACAACAGTAATGCCGTTAAAGTTTAAAACTCTTGGTTCTGGTATAGACAAACAAAAAAGCAAAACTAAAAGAACTTCTATAGGCGATAGCAACAA